ATTGCGTACTCTCCATATCTTTTGTCATGCCCGACTGACGTCCATATATCCAGTCTTCGTTCTGTTTCATCATCTACTTGCCCTTGTATTGTTTTACTTGCTAGTTTAGCGCACTCACGAAATGCGCTGCGCCATGTGCTGTATTCATCTGTGTTGAACGCAGTTATGTTTGACACTTGTTCTACTGCGCAGAACTTATCTGATATGCTTGTTGTCATATCAGGTTTATTTATATCCATTTTAAGTGTAAGTTTACGCGGAAGTAGTTTTACACCACCATAACCATATACTAAATCGTTAATAGGATTAATGCTACGCCAGACGTGTACGGTTTCTAAGTTATAATCGTCTACTTCGTAGTCAAAAGAAAAGTCGTCAACGAGTTGTGCGTCTGCGTCAACGACCCAAAACATTTTTGTGAAACATTTTTTTGCTGCTTTGATGTGTGCTTGATGTATGCCTTTTACACCATCAACACGTTTTGCTGTAGGGAATCTACTTTTTAACAGGTTCCAGTTGTCATCAGCGTATGCTTCGTTATATGAGATGAAGACTATATCGTACATTTTACAACTATAGCATACGCTAACACGTTTGTCAACCTCTCATGTATCGTGTGTTGCCGTAATGTATTACAGTACTTGCTTGGGATACAAACTTACGCCAAGGGTCAACTACAATACTACCTGCGGGTATTGTACAATACAACTCGTCCTTGCTAGTTTTACCAGTATACTCGTATGTAATCTCAGCAGAATGTGCTAACAAGAATACACCTGGGTTCTTAGGCTGATAGTCATCGCCTGTGTACGGATCTATGTATGTAACACTATGTCCTGCTTCTTCAACATAGTGTCCGATTAACAAACTGTAACTTCCATCTAAATACGGAACCTTTGGCTTGTATGCCTTACCATGAATGTATATTAGCATGTTGTGTTCGCTTGCTTGTTTTACTAGCTCATTTGCTAGGTTCTTTGCTTGTTTCTCACGAGCATTCATAATAGCATCAAACAAGTCATAACCTAGATCTAAATCTTCCGCTAGATAACGTAATGCAATGTTATCACGTGGATGACACGCACCGCCGTCGCCCATACCGGCAGTCATGTACTGTTTACCCATGATACGCATCGTACTTTCTGCAAGTGCTTTAGTAACAACATCAACGTTAATGTTACCTTGTCGCTCTGCTACGTCTTGTATCATATTAACCAAACTAATCTTAGTTGAAATGAATGTGTTATAGAAGACCTTAATACATTCACACTCATCCCAGGTGCCAATAACATAACGTGGATCGTTTTCCATTACGCTCTTATAAAATTCTACAAGTTGGTGTGCATCGCCTGTTTCAGTGCCATCTTCAGTACCAATCATTACCATCTCTGGATTTACCATGTCCCATGCTACACTGCCCATAGCAATAAGATATGGGTTATAAACAAATCGTGTGTTAGTCACTAACTGTACAAACTGTTGACGAGTTGTTCCTGGAAGAACTGTTGAGATAAGAACAAGCAACTGATCCTTTGTCATATGCTCGTTTGCTTCTGCTAGTACATTCTTAACAATGTCATATGAAAAATCTTTGTTTGGTAAATGTGCAGTAGGTGCGTTACCGTCATACAATGGATCGTGTGGTGTAGGAACTGCAATAAACACAATGTCCTTACCTAAAACAACATCTTTAATAGTGTCTACGATTCCAATATGATCGCTGCTTACTTCTGCAACGTCATATCCTTCTACACTGTGACCTTTTTGTGCCATTGCTTCAGCACAAGGCATGCCAAGTTTTCCTACGCCAATAAACCCTACTTTCATTTAAAACTCCATATTATGTATCTTTAGTCTATTTTTTAAGGCAACTTCTTTAAAAAGTTTTTTATTTTCTATTAATCTAGGTTGTAAACTTTGAAGAAGTCCTTTTAAATCTTTTTCTTTAGATAAATCAAGTATTACTTGTGTTATCCATTTTATTCTATCAGTATACCATATACCTCGATATCCTGTTCCAAATAAATCGTCAAATGTGTCTATGCCCCAATCATGTAACACATTATAAATGTTATCATCTCCAAGTATTACAAATGGTCTCATTCCAAGGATTGGTTTAAAAACTTTCTCGCTAAGGAATACATTAGTATGTATCGTAGTTTCCGTAACCACATTAAGAAAGTGAGAGTTCCAGTTATGCGGATGACCTAAACTGGTAATATCGTTGGTGATACCTAAATCGCCTGCTATTGCGTTATCGCCTTCTATATTGCTAATATCTGTGTCTAGTGTTACAGGAGGTGTTGTTCCTAGACTAACATAACCTTGTGATGTTAAACTACCCAAGATCTCTACAAGCTCTATACGATGTCTATGTGGTTTTCTATTAAGACACATAAATGGAGTTGTTATGTTAGTACTATCTATAGCAAATGATTGATACTTATCCAAATGTTCGTATACAAAATCTAACCAGAAACTAAAGTAATGTTCTCCGTAGGTGTTACCAATATATATAGGATCATATTGTTTTAGAAAATCATTTTGCTCTTTTCTACAAATAGTATTTTCCCAATCAGGACCACTATAACAAATAACACGTTTAGGGTTTTTATCTAATAAACTTTTAAGTTCATCTGTAATCTCTAACCAAGTAGTATTAATAAACAAATCGTCTACATCTAGTTGCGACTGTATGATACCTTTTATCTTAGCATCGTGATCGCCTATGATATTATTATTAAATCCCTTATCATAGATCACGGTAGCTCTCCAACCAGTTAAACACATCTACCCAGTGTTGTTTTCCTTTGCGTTCAAAAAAGTTATTTCTGTTATGGATAAGTTTATCTCTAATCTCATTAGAAAAATATATATCCTTATTAAAGTTTTCTATAGAGTTTAAAATAATCTGCGAGCGTTTTTTAACATCAGTTTCCTTGTCATAACTCTCATCAAATAGTTCAGGAAATGTTGCGTATCCATTTTCTTTTAAATACTCTAGCGTGTTAATCTGACTTGCTGTAATAAATGGATGGTAGTTTACTATTGGCTGATATGTCTTTTCGGTAATAAACAGCACATCTTCATCGCCTGATTCTTCGTATGTCGTTTCTGTAACAAAACTAAAATAACTATCCAAGTAATGATTATTAATCAGCACTCTCTGATTTAACCAATCTCCTATTTGGTCGCCGTCGTAGTCTAGTATATACGGAGCACCTGATAAAAACTCTTGCATGCTTTGAAACAACTCGTTAGAATCTTCACCGTATTTTTGTAATGGAGATCTATCCATTGAAGGTTTAAAATATCTGTTTAGCCAACTGTAGTACGATTGTTCTAACTGTTTTCTTTTATGCAGTTCAGCGGCAAAAAATATCCGCTGCGGGCGTGGATTGGCGTTTTTAAAAATAAACTTTTTACTTCTTTCTTTTCCCCAATGATTTAAAAAATCATTTTCTGTAATCAAGTTGATATCGTCCATAGACATTAATGATATTTCTTTATTGTATGTAGTTTCAAAAGAATCCATTCCATAAACATTAATATTAGACAATCCTTTTTTCTTTCTATAATATTCATAGTTTTGTTTAATATTTAAATCACCAAACACTAAAAATACCTTATTCTCAGGTATGTTAAAATCTTTAATACAAAAATCAATAATATCAATAAACCTTGGCATGTCTAACGAAAATCCTTCGTTAGGAAACCACAATAATAGTTTTAGTTTACTTTTAGGATTACGTAATAACTTTCTAACAGGCTTGTTAATAAAGTTAAACACATTACGATAAACAAATGCTTGATCAATCCAATCTATTTCTATATGGTAAAAAGCGTGTTCACCTTGGTATTCTTCTGCGCTAACTTGCTTATACGGCAAGTCTAAATAATCACACATTTCAGAAATAAACTTAGGCTTTACGCTTTTAAATACATTTCTCTTATACGACTCATAGTTTCTAAAAGATCGTGGAATAGAGTTTGGGATCCACTTAGTTCTATCTTGCCCACTTTGATGGTAGAGTGTTATCATTTATATTCCTCTGAAAACTTCTTTAACCAAAAGTTATTTACAAAATCTTCATGCGCTTCGTAGCTAGGGTGATTGTCATAACCATCGTCCCAAGTATCTAAGTTGTCTAAGGTATATTCTCTTAATCCGCCATCTGTGTTATCAGTAAACATAAACTTGTCCCAATCTATTGCATCTTGTATTGTTTTAAACTGGGGAGCACAATATGTTTTATATTCGTTAATATATCTCCTAAAGGTAGTAAATCGATATTTCCATCCTTTAAGTTTGCATAAGTTTTGAACATTTAAAATACTCATTAGTGTACTATGCCAATGTAGGTTAGTTGTACTAAAATACATTTGAAACTTCTCAAATGCTGTAACATATTCTTTGTCTATGCTTTTATTATAACTCCATTGTGTTTTACTAGATACATTTCCGCCGTTAAGTATCCACCAGTTAGCCTCATTTTTATCGTGCTCACCATATAAACTTTCAATAGCATATAATCCAGGATTCATATCTGAGTTATTACGTTTATTGTTTTCAAATAAGTCTTTAAAATATGGTGTTTCGTTAGATGTGAGAGGAAACTCTATACGACTAGGTGCGCTCCACATAACGTCAACACTTGGCAAGAACCCTTCTGCTTCTGCTTTCAATGCACAATCTATTACAGCAGTGCTAATAAATACATTACCTGCGCCGCTCTTTGCAACATTACGACAGTTACGATCATTTAATACATTCCGGCAGATTACCCTTGCCCAACTGTTGGGCATATCTGTAAAACTACATCCTCCAAATATATGAAACTTCACAGCCAACTTTCTATTTCCTCGTTTGATATGCGCATATTGAGATATTTTTGCTGATTAGCGGTTAACCTTTCTTGGAACTTATTCTTATCTAGTGTAGGAAGTACTATTAAAAATTCTTTTAAACTTCTTATTGCTCTATTAAATCGTATTTGATCTGTATTATAAAGATCATATGAGTGATCTATTACATCGTCGAACATATCAAATCCTAAATCTCTAAAAAACTGTACTATTCCCGGAGTACCAATCCATATAGCAAAATGACAGTTAGCAATAGGCTTATAACTTTTTTCTGTAATAAACAGTTTTCTTTTAGATTCACCGTATGTTTCTGTTACCAAACTAACAGAACTCTGACTGTAGATCCATCGTTCGTGACTCCTATCATCTTCGTGTATCTGTTCATTTGATCTATCTAAAGTTAGTATTATTTTATCTTTTACTAAGTTACTAACAAAACTAATATCTCCTTTATAAAGTTGTTTAAACTTATCATAATGAGATATATTTTCTATAGAGTCATAGCGATTTAATAAACTAATCAACCCTTTATCAAATATCTTTACATCGTGCAGCTTCTGTAAGGTATAGTATCTATGCCAGGCCCTATTGCCATTCAGGCATAAAAACTTACTTATAAAAGGATTATTATTATTAAGAGTTATCTTATAATCCTTTATACGATTAAGATAATCATAAGCCCAGTAGTTAAAAAATGTACCTTTTGTTTTTGCCAGTTCAGGGTTACAATGTAATACAGTTCCATATTTAGAAAAATGATCAATATCAATCCATTGTTCGTCACCTTCAGAATGAAATATTACCAACGGAATATTTTTATCATATTCTGGAACTCCATTTCCGTCATAATGTTCTAGTATCTGAAACGTTCCTTGCCAATCACTATAGTTAGCAAGAATTGATTTCATACGGTCTCCAGGACAAATATCCATTCCTGTGCCAGTGACACGTATAAGGTTAATATCTTTTCTCATTCCCATATCGATACACTTTCATACCCAAACTGAGTACCGTTAGTATTACAGTTCTTACAAGCTGGTAACTGTTTTCGATTTCCTTTGCGTAATATTTCCCTAACATCACTAAACTGTTTGCTCATCCATATACTGCTAAAAGTGTCTTTATGTATGTTGCCAAAACTTTCTTGTGCTCTTGCCCAATCGTTGCAGCACAAACCTACATCACCGTTCCAATCTACAAACGCTTTATAATGAGGCAACCAACACGGACGAAACACAGTTTCTGCTTTTTGTATCAGACCACCTCTATTATTATAGTTGTATAGTTCAATAAGTGTTTCCTCACCAGTATCATGATGGTCACGTATCCTATAATACAGTTCACACTTTTCTAATAACTTATAAGTTTTCTCTATTTGATCACTACCGTCATAGCAGTCGACTATAAGTGTTTTAAGTCCTGAATTTTTTAACTGTTCGCATGTTAGTTTATTAGATAATAATCTATCACCATTAGTGATCATTTCGACATTAAAATGTTTAGAAAATACTTTTATGATTTCAAGTATCTCTGGATTTAACGTAGGCTCTCCGTATCCTGTAATATGAATATCTCCGTTAAAATCTGCATCTGCTAGTTGTGTCGCTAGTAGCTGGGCAGTTTCAACTGACATATTAAGATTTCTATTTGGGTATATTTCTGGGTTGCTACGAGGACAAAAACTACATACACGATTACATAGTTCTGTAGGATTTATTTCTACAAATGCCAGTCCAAGTAGTTTAGGATTATTAATGCTTACACTAGCATATCTATCATTCCTATACTTTATATGATTTTCAACATTAAACATTAAAATAATGATCAGGTATATTGATCATTTCTCCTTTGTTAAAGACTTTTATTTTTCCATCGGTGCTTGTTAACGAATGCTCGCTATCCAGTAAGAAAAATAGTTCAAAAATATCTCTATTAAAAGGTTTATCTAAATAAACTGCTACTTTATCCTTAGGAACTTCTGCTTCGCTTTCAACTAAATGTGTTATAAGCTGAAACTCTTTTTTATTAAATCCTTTATAAAAGTTCTTACCTAATATATCTGATTTAATAGTATCAAGATCTACATTGTTTGTATAATATACTTGTAATGGTAAACTTTCAAATACCATAGAATTCCATTTTTTAAATCTATCATTCTCAGGCCATGCATCTTTACCTAAAAACTCATATGTAAAATCAGTAAACCTTTCTTCTTCAAAAGGCATGTTATCTACAAATAGTCTTTCATTACATTCGGTTCTAAATAAAATAGGGTTCGGACTGTTAAGTTCCTTGCGTAAGTCGTCCTCGTTAGTTATTTCTCTAGCAGTACCCTTTAGTTCGTTATATAGTTTTTGTTTTTTATGAACACTTAACATTATAGGTAGAGTTTTACATCCTAAATATTCAGCTGCTATACATCTATTAGTGCCAGGATGCACTATCCAGCTACCATTATCCATATGATTTACTGCTTTAACAGAATTCTTCCACCCATTACGAAGGTAGCTTTGTATTAACCACAGAACTTTTTCAAAGTGATGATGCACTTGATTCTCACCGTTCATTGGTATCGTAAGAACTTTTGCTGAAAAATCTGTTGTAACGCATTTGGCTAGTTCTTTTTCCGTAGACCTATTTTGTTTTGCCCACTTGTCTATTAGATCTTCACGTATATCTACGTAATACCGAAGTTTTTCCATTGGTGCATCAACCATAAACACTGTATGGTTCTCAAACCAATCACTGTCAAAGAAGTCTTGTCCTGCTGTGCTCATTTAATAACCTCATAAAACTCTGGAAACACTTCTTCAAACCGTTCATTGCGGATAACATCTATCTTTTTTGTTATCGATATAAACTCGTCTACCTTATTATCGTTTGTAGAGTTTATAAAATCCCTAATAGCTGCAATCTGATTAAATGACACGTTTTCTAACCTCTTATTTACTACTTGTTTTGTAGAGTTATCTAGATTACTCACACAGTAATATGTTGGATAATGAAGCAAGTTTAAATACAACTGATGTTCTTCTAGTCCTTGTGTTTTAAACCACGTAATAAACTCTGGGAGATAATACACGTTTAGCATACTTACTGTATGACAAATACTTATATGCAAGTACTGCCTTTCCTTTGTTTTATTGAATGTGTTCATCACCAAATCCCATTTAGCAGGATGACGTATATAGTTAAAATGTTCTCTTACCCCATCAATGCTAAACATAACCTCAACCCATTTAAAATGCTTCCATAGTTCAAACATTTCTTCAGTAGGCATTATTGTGCCATTAGTATTGTAATGTATACTAATATCTTTTGCTAAGTCTCTTTCAACACACTTCCTAAGAACTTCAACATGTCGTTTAATAAGAAATGGCTCTCCTCCTGTAAAATCAATGTATTCTAAATCATCGAGCATTTCTTCTAGCCCTTGCCAGAATGGGCTATCTTCTTCCACCCAGTAGTTTCTCAGGTTAGGATTAAGCACACGACCATATATTAGTTGTTCGTCATTTGCCCATTTAAAACTGCTTTCTGTGCTACACGTTCTACACTTAATATTACATACCGTTCCAAGTTTCAAATCTAAATAAACAGGCTTTTTCAGAGGTTGTGAGATTCTATCTAAATGATGAGAAAATCTCTCATTATCTCGCTGTCTTTTAGATTTATAGCCGCCAGCTTCTGCGTCCCAACATGGCTTACACCCGGGTGGCATTTTACCATTAACAAAATCCTTTCTCAAGTTGTTTAGCTGTTCCGAGTTCCAGACTTCTTCTAACGATGATTTTGTAAGATCCGAATGTTCTAACTCGTTAACATACATACAACAAGGTTTGACCTTTCCATTAGGAGTTGCTTCAAGATGGATCCATGGTAAAATACAAGTCTTGTTCATAGGCTACCTTCTATCATAGGTAGAATATATTCTTCTGCTACTCGTTTGTGACCTGCATTGTTGATGTGAAATCCTTTATCTACATAATAGCCATCACCTAAAAATTCTACCACACTATCCTGACGTATATCTACTGGATCTAATGTTTGAGAAAATTCTTTGTACCAATGCAACCAAGGAAAAAATACAATACGGTCTTTTAGATAACTTTTTAATAACTGTAGTTGCATAGAAATTTTTTCTTGTTTTAAATTTCCGTATACAACATTTTCGTTAAAATATTTTATTGCTGTGCTTTTTTCACTAGGTTTTTCAAGTGCTTCTAAATACCCAGAAACAGTAATATGTTCTATCGTATTGTCTCCAATGCCGTACAATCTAACATGTTTGCCTTCTTGCTTATAAATTTTTTGTTCTTTACCGTTATGGTACTTTCCGTTAAGAAAGTTTTGTTTCCCATCGCTACTAAATGTCATTCTGTCAAGTGTTGTTAGTTGGAACAACACTAAGGAAGGATTATATTCCTTAACCAATCTATAAGCACTCCATATTGCATATTCAATGTCTGTACCCGGTGCACCTGCATTTATAACCGGTTTGTTCAGCAAGTTCTGTAGGTGCGCAGAATAAGTTTCATTAGCATTTACGCCAGTTCCGTAAGTCCAACTACAACCTACACTTAATATCATTTCATTAACTCTGCAAGTTCTGGAACAATATCTACAAATTTCTCGTTTCGTATATTATCAATAGTTCCCATTTTAAGTTTAAAGTTAGGTATTAAATCTGTTCGGTCTTCTGCATTCATATAACTAACTAAACTAGCAAACTGGTTGGCTACTTTTTTATAACCGTTATTAAACAACTCTTGAGCATAATCTGTGTACTGTTTAGTTAATACATCTTTATGATGCTGCGGCAATACTTGTAATCTTAATGATTCAGGGTGTTGTATTAAATTTACATGAAAATCATTTGGATGTTCAATCATTCCTGTATCTACAGCATGCTTATGAAAATCAACAATATGATAACTATTCATTACTCCTATAGTACAGTTTATAAAAAATCTTGCGTTTGGCGCTCTGTCTTTCATTTGTTTACGATTTTCTACAATATCAGACCATATTGTTCCTTTACGAATGTACTCTGCTAGTTCTCCGTAAGCATCTAAAGAAGCACCCATTTCAACCTGCTTAAATAGAGGCCACACATCAAGCACATCAAGTTTCTTATATCGAAGTTGGCTAAAGTTGCTATTATATCTAATAACAACATCTGTTTTTTCCATTTCGACTAGTTTATTAAGAATCTTGTAATGTTCTTCCATAATAAGTGGTTCGCCACCTGCAAAATAAATATCTTCAACGGTGTCAAACAATGGTTGTATTTGCTCCCATAGATTTACTTTATTATTTGGAACATCGTCAGGAAGACTTCCAAATATCTGTTTAGTTTCTTCATACCACCCTGTACTCAGCTGGGGGCCGCACATTCTACATCTCATATTACAAATATTTGAAAATCTAAAATCCCAATACTTGATGCTGAAGTCATCTAAACTTCCATCTTTATTTGTGCTATCAACAAGTGGCATATGCCGCTCAAATGTTCTATTTAAATGATTGCGCAAACTGCTCTGTCCATGATCCTCTTGTTCAAAGCATCTTGCGCAAGTCTCAGGCCTACGTCCTTGTATCATGTCAAAACGAAGTGCTTTCATTTTATCGTTGTTCCATACTTCTTCTAATGTATTTTCATTTAAACTTCCAACACTATCTTCCATTGCTGTTAAGCAGCATGGATATACATTATTGTTTGGCCATGTGTGTAAATGTATCCATGGAGCTATACATACAGTTTTATCAGTCATAAGTTCCTAATGCCTCGTCTATATTTTTAGGATCCGGTTCAAGCACCCATCCTTCTGCTTCTGCTAGTTCTTGTATTTCCTTGTCTGTATCCGGTATGCTCTCTACCCAATCTGTAAGTATGCTAGGAAACACACTTAAACTTTTATTGCGTCTTTCATCGTACTGCTTATAAAATGTTTTAAAGTCACGCCATAACGTAATAGGATTGCTTGTACGTCTGTGTGGGGCATCTACGGTTACAAGATAATCTAACAATCGCTCAATACTTGCTTTTTCAAACTCACTCCAGCCAATGTCATTCTTATGATGATCCCACCACCAATCTAAATCATCGTGTAAGTAATCTTTAATATGTGTAGGTAATGCTAGTGGACTTTGGAAACTAGGAAAGCGTAGCAAGTTTAAACTTACTGACGGTGTGCGACTTTGTGTAAGCTCTTTTAGTTTGTATACTTCATCTAAGAAGTCTGTGATACTAAACAAACACAAACTATTAATCGTCATCATAATGTGTACGCCTTTGTAGTTTGCTTCTGTAAGAATACGCTTAATATTCTTTAGCCATACTTCATAATCTAATCCATCACGAATATATTCTGCGTGTGCGCCCGTTGCTTCACAACTTGTATACAACTCAAAGTGTTTTATGCTTTTCGACTTTTCTATTAACTTGTCAACAATCTCATCTTTAGCAATAAGATTTGTGTTGATAGCAAAACGCATATCGCTGTCTTGTGATTCAAACCAATCAAATAGTTTCCAAGTGTTAGCACTCATTAGAGGTTCGCCGCCTGTAATACGCAGTTCTTCTAAACTTTCACTAAGTCCATTATCCCACCATTTCCAAAATGCTTGTATGTAAGGATTGTCTTCATCATCTTTGTAAGGCTGTGTCCAAGAGCCGTCTTGTCTAAATGCGCCTGCGCCGTCACTTACAAGATTTTCATAGTATCCATTCTTCTTGATATCTTTAGCCCATGTTGTACTGAAACTAGCATTACAATATGAACACGCTAAGTTACAAGTGCGATCAAATGCTATCTCAAATGTTTTTAGGTTTACACTTTCATTGTGATCCATTTCGTAAGCACGTTGTAGTTCTTCGTCAGAGTAGATAATGCTTTTAAATGTTCTGTCACTTACAGCATCTTTACCCATGTCTTCCATCTTCCAACAATACTCACACTCGCATGGACGTTCGCCGCACTTCATTTGGCGGCGCATTTCTTTTTTATGTTTGGTATTGTGTATTGCTGTAAAGTCTACTTCTACTTCTTCAACAGGGATTTTGTGAGCAGGAGGGTGATGGCAACTAGCAGTAGTGCCGCTGCCTAACCATGTAGTAGCGTTATACCACTTTGCTCCGCAGAAACTTTTACTTTTAGTGTCAAGTACTCTATCTCTATATTGCTGAAGTGTTTCGTCTGGCTTTTTAGGCATTCCAATCCTCTAACAAATCTCTATACTCTGGGAACGTATCCGCAAAGTTTTTGTTACGTCTTTTATTGTACTCTAATATGTATCGTACAAAGTCGGCCCTGTGTTCAGTTGCTGGCTTTTCTGTGCGTAAATAATCACAAAAACGTTTTATTTGATCCCATTCTTCCAAATAAAGTCTAGCATACTTTTCTTTGCGGTAATACTTTAACCATGACTCACATGTTGTTTCTATTACCTCAGCAAACACATTTCGCATGTCTTTATTTAATAGTGTACATTGTAAGTGCGGTGGCCAACGCAAGTAGTTAACGCTAAGTGGAATACGATTACGCTCAAATGTTGTATTGTAGTCTTTGCGTAGTCTCATTACAAGTTCTACAAACTCTACAAAACTAGGTAAACTTAATATGTTTATCGTTGTCATAATAGCAACGGTCGAATCTGTATCTTCTAGTATTTTGCGTACATTGGCTATCCATTGTTTATAGTCTAAGCCATCACGAGCATATTCTGCGTCTGATCCTGTACTTTCTAAACTTGTATAAACATCAACACGAATGCCTACTTCTTGTAGTTGATTTATTTTTTGTATTAACTTGTTAACAAGTTTTTCTTCAACACACGCATTTGTATTAATAGCAACTTGTATTGGCTTTGGATTTTCTATTAGATAATCTAGCAAACGCCAAGTGTCTTTGCTCATAGTAGGCTCGCCGCCTGTAATACGTAACACTTCTAAATGTTGTAACGCTTCTGGAAACCATTGCCAAAATGCTGTTACATAAGGATTATCATCACTATGCTTATAGGGCATTTTGCCTGAAGTAGTCAAATAATCTAAATCGTGCGAGCCATGTCTAGTAGGATAGCGTCCGTTACTTTTTATATCCTCCATCCACTTTGAACTAATCTCAGGTGAACAATAAGCACACGCAAAGTTACACGCATTTGAAAAGGATACTTCTAAATAACTAGGATAAACATTTTCACCCGGGTCGCTTTCTGCTATTTCTTCAAATCGAGACCAAGCCCAAGTATCTGCTGTTTTATAATGTCTATCTGAAAAATAGTCTTTACCTAAATCTTCAATATTCCAACAATAGTCGCATTCACTAGGACGCTTGCCTGTAAGCATTTTAAGACGCTGCTCTTTTTTGTATTGGCTATTATGTAGAGCGGCAGGATCCTTTTCTATTTCTTCTAAAGGAATCTTGTGCGGAGCAGGATGGTGACAACTATGATTGTATCCGTTTTGTAAGTATAACGTAGTCTGTAACCATTTAGCTGTACAGAACGAGCAACTTACAGCGTTAATCTTTTCACGCTTTTCTTCTAGTATGCGAATACGTTCTTCGTTGCTCATTTGCGCTTTCTTATTACTCTTGGTGTATTATGATACAATGCCTTAAAGAAATGACTACCATTAGCATCAAGTTCTGCTATTTCAATACCTAGCTCTGATCTAAGTTTATCACCTAAATCTTCAACTTCTTCTAACAAGTTTTCTTCAGTGATGTCTAATGATTCCCAATGTGAGTTTAACCATTTAAAATCACGCACTTCAGCATGGTTCCAGTCTGTACACATTGTTTTATATAAACCTTGTCTTGCGCCTAAAACACTCCACAAGCCGTTTTCAACGTCAGCACCTACTGAACACCATACACGCAGTCTATCAAAGTTCTGCCACCATGTTTTGCGTAGGTCCTCTACTTTGGTACCTTGGTCTAAACACATTTTAACGCCTTCACGGAAGCCTGCTCTCCAAGCCTGCCACGGTGTTGCGTTTGTAAAGCTCTCTGAGTAGTTTTCGTTAAACTGATAATACTTGTCATCAAAGCAAAACTCTACTTGTCCTTTGTCGTCACCGTCTTCACTTGCTTCGTGTGTTTTCATGTTGCGCACAAACTTTCTTGTCCACAACTTCAGTCCGCCGTTGCCGTACATTAAGCCATTAACGTGTACTTTGCCGCACCAACTAAAAACGTGTTCAGGTGTTAAGCCTAGTTCGTCTAAGTCTATTTCAACGTTAAGAAAGTTTGGATCTATAATATTGTCAGCATCAACGGTTACAAAGTATTCCGTTTCGCTCATTTCAGCACACATTTTATGAGCAGCATCACTTCCATCTACTCCGTGTACACGTTTTGCCCACGGTACTTTTTGACATAAGTCTGCGTAGTTCTTTTCTGCGTTTGGCTCATCGTAGCTCAAGAAAATAATATCTTGGTCTACTACTCTAATCTTACTCATAAATCCTCTTATATTGATAAGTGTCGAAACGTCTTGATGTATAAACACTTATAGGTTGATTTGTTGATTCAAATGGCATATCAAACGGTGCTATAAAATAGTTATCGCTAACTAGACGCCCAAAGTCAACAAACAGAGTTTTATACAAAATATTAGGATCACCTTTTTCTGTGATGCTAAACATTATATTTGTGTTTAAACTCACTCCTTTAGAACGTAGATTATTTTTTAGTTCCTTACCTATTTCTATACGCCAGCAACTATTCGGTATGTCTTGTGTTATTATAATATCAGCATCATTCCCTTGCTCAGGTATTTCATATATGAAATCATTTATAGAATACGCATCTAACACATATTCAAATTTTGACGCAAACTCTAATGTTTTTGTTTTAGGATTATACTGAACCATATAGTTACTAGTAGGTTCATTACCATCAAGTATACTAATCACTTCTGAAATAGGTACCATAACATGGTCACGATTTTCGTCTGGAGAATTACTTACGCCCGTAACACGCCCGCTATCTCTCTCAAAAAATACATACATCATTTGTTCAGACATTGTTCGTGTTTCCTTATTATTTCATTGGTTACAAAACTATTTTCAGTATAGTGGAATACAGTATTCTGCAAATGATTACCTATCTTTAACTTTAGATCATCTGTTAAATAAACTCCTACACGATCTTGCCAGTCTGTTGCGGTTTCTTGCCAACTTTGTATTGCTGGTTTCATGTGTACTATGTTAGGCATGTCTTGTCTAGCATTTGTTATTTCTGTATCTATGTCCATAATCTTCGCAGAAATCGCACAAGTTACATCCATGCTTGCTGTTTTAGGAAAATACTCTTTACAAAAATGTCCGTAAAATAGTTCCCAGTTGTTGTTAATAAGTTCTACCCATGTATAGTATTCTTTACATTTGTCGCATTTTTTGAAGTAATGTAAAGTATTATATACATTTGGCAGGTTATTTGCTGCGAACGCTTTACGGTAATAGTTTGATGTTACTAGTTCTTGTCTATATGTAAACACTCTTGTTGGATAAAACAAGTTGTAGTTAGAAACAAAACGCCAAAAATAGTCTAAGTTATGTAACACTAACACATCAGCATCTAGTACAATAGTTTCATCGTAAGGCGTTGCGTGGTATATCTTCCATCTATGCTCTGTTTGAAAACGACTGTCTGACTTTTCGTACCACGGAATATCAATAATACTATCAAACACCCATTTGTATTCATCTGGCACACTGTCACAAGTAAGAATACTAACAGGATATTCATTACCACTAGCACGTAAGCTCATAGCACACAGATATGCTTGTTTTACATACTCTGCTCCTTCGGCAAATATAACAAATCCTTTACTGCTCATCTATACACCTGTTTAAACTAAACTTATTCATAACGTGTAAGTTAATATCTTTTACACGCACAGGAGTATATTCTCCTTTATGTTTTTCTTTTTCGAGCAATAGTAACATTCTCGTGTTATCTAGTTTCCATAATATACTTCTGTCAGTAGTATGATAAAGTTTGCCTGGCATTATTTTAGCAAAGTCACCTTCAGTGTATCCGTTCATAACATGTATAGCAATACTAAAACTATAATCATTACGATAAAAAGGAGTATTAACTTGGAATACTCTATCATAATGCTTCCAGTTTTCTTGTATGTGTTGTAATAAATCAAAGAAAATTTTATTAGTTTTTGTCTTTCTAAAAAACACTACAGTTGCCCAGTAAAACTTTACTGAAGTATCTGAAATACGCTTAAACTGTTCGCCTCTATCAATGTCAGTTAAATCAGTACTATCATCGTAGATCAAAAAATCATGTTCTTGTTCAAAACAATATTTGTATACATCATTTGATATGATAACATCTGTATCTATTAGTATCGTTTCATCGTAAGGAGAAAGCTCATAAGCAAGTGTGCGTGTTTCATTTTTAAACTGTAGTTTTTTTTCTATAAGGGTTCCATCGTGGTATGTACGAACACCATGTTGTTCTGTTTTAGATAATGTTGTATTTTCTGCGAGTTGATCTTCTCGCCACACTATTGATATTATCTTATCAAACACATCCTTTGCGTCAGGGTATTCTGCCAAAAGAAACTCTGTACTATCAGTTACAATAGTAGTTGGTAAATCCAAATATTGTTTTGCTCTCTTTGCTAGAAATAATGCTTGTTTACAATAATCAATCTGGGCGTTATTGCGAGCAAAAACTAATACGCCTTTACTCATATTCTACCAGTTTCTCCACACTTCTATTTTTACGCAGTTTTTCATACTCTGCGTGGTACTCATTTGCTGCTGTAAAATATGTGTTAAGTATTTCTGCTTGGAAATCTGTTAGATCCTTTACCATGATAGGCGTTTCATTGTCGTCAACAAGTACAATATCTTCGTCATTGCCTTGCTCAACAAGCATACTAACAAATGTAATAAGCTCTTTTGTTACTGTAAACTGCCCGCCTTGATAATAATAAACAGTTTGCTCACGGTAACGCTCTTTAAGAACACGCTTTTGGTTGTTTAGCGTGACCATGTAGTTTGAAAAGTCTAATGCTTTTTGTAATCGTTCATCCATAAAAAACCCCTAATCTATACTTTATTATATAGTATTAGGGGTATTATGTCAAGTATTATTCGAAAGTATTTGCTACGGAAAAACTTGGGGCTGCTACGTCAACCGTTGTGGTTCCTGTAGGCGACTTTGCTCTACGATATCCATAATCAAAAGTTATTGTTCCGGTGACTTGCTCGTCGATTGCAGGGCCTGGTGGCGCTCCTGGTGGAACTCCTGGTTGTTGATCACCTGCATCATTATCTGTTAATGTGATCTTAAATCTAAGTACCGTTGCGCTATCTTGTTTTGCTTCTATCTTGTATTCGTTTTCAGCGTAAACACCAGATCCTGATTTGGTAAAAATAGTTTGGAACGTACTTGTTAAGTTACTGTTACCAATAGCACTACCTGTACCACTTGACGCGGTAGTATAGTTGTATCCAACTCTAACTGTTGCTGTATTAGATAGCATAGTTGCCCAATCGGTGTCTTTAGTATTTGTTCCGCTTGACAGGGCGCCAAACATTCTTATTTCGCCACCACTATTAAAGAAATAGCGTCGTTGATTTGCATCTGTAAACGTTACCGTAAACTCTGAATCTACCACTGAATTCCAATCTGTTGTTCTAGAATCAGTTGTAGACGTTGCTACTTCTGATTGTCCGGCAGCAATATTAAACTTTCCTGACTCAACTGTAGTCATTGCCGAAAGATAATCGTTAAATCCTCCAGTTGATTCTTCATTTGTAAACGTGTACGATCCATCAACCGCATATGTTAGATTATCACCTGTAACATCAGCGCCAATAACATCACCTACCACAACTTCATGTAATATTGTTGAAAGGGCATTTCCTGTTTGGTGTGTATATGCTCGCTCTATATCTTCATATAAGTTTTGCATAAAAACTGCTTCTACAGTGTCACCATCACCTGCGCCGGGACTCGTTGGTGGAGTTACCTGACTACTAGCCAAACTTTGTCCATATCCATCAGTACCAGAACCAACTCCAAGAATATTATCTATTCTACCTTGCAGGGTATTATACTGTGCTGCTGTAATACTATCACCGACACTAACTGCCATAACTATATTTCCTCGTTGTTATATGCGTATATTTATACAGTTAATATACACTCAACTAATTTTTCTTCTTCGTCGCTGTTTGTTTCTAACGCTATACCAACCATCTTTTGTGTTCCAATAGTAGTACAAACACCATTTTCCCATGCAAACACTGGCATACCTTTAGAAACTGGGCCTTTAACACGAACAGGTACACGACCTTTAAGTGCTATTGCTTGACCTTCACAGTCTACGTTCATTAAATATGCAGGTTCTGCAGAAATAACACCAATAGGAATGTCTTTAGCATTTGCTGCTTCTGCTTCATGTCCTTCATAACTACAAATAGCCATTACCGTTCCTGTTAAGTATTCTTGATCTGTGGTATATTTTTCTGCTAAGTCAGCATATTTTGCTTGCGTAGCAGTACCTATGAATAGATTTGCTTTTAAATCGCCTGTCGCTGTTCTTACTGCAACAGTGTTATTAGTAGCATTTTGATCGCCTGATCTATTATTTCCAGCAACTACTAATGTGCTTGCTTTTTCAGAAAGACCTGTAAAGTTAGTAGCATACACATTACTAAATGTACGTGTTGCACTACCTAGTGTAACCGTTTCTGTAGTAACATTATCTGCTTGTAATCCTGGAAGTACTTCATTAGCAGTAACGATAAGAGGATTGATCAAAGATCCGCTTCCATTTTTTGCTTTAAATAGGATCTTCTGTCCTACTTCGTTAGCAATGACACCTTCGTTGTCGTTTTGTATTTGAATTCTTAAATCGTTTGAATCACCAATCGCAATACCAACGTCTGCAAACTCTGCCAATGTATTAAATGATGCAGATCCTGTTTGAACAAAGTTTGAAGCATCAACAAAGGCGCCGCTTATAACTAACCCTTTAGCAGCAGATGATGTTCCCCAATATTGATGATCAGATGACGTAACACCATTTGTTGATGCAAGGGTATTAACCATTGTAGTACCCTTCTTAACAACGTCAAAACCAGGGATTGTATTTTCAGCGTCAGTATTATCAATAGTGAATGCGTTATTTGAAATAATATATACAACGGTATCATTTACAATAGCAGTAATAACAGCATGGGCAGTTCCACTTATATCACGAACAGTGCGTGATTTCATCTGTGTGATACCATCGCCTGCATCTTGCGGACCAACTAGAACATAATCTGTACCATTATAAGCATAAAGTTGCTCATTTGCAGTATCCCACCAAAAATCACCTTCTGTAAGCCCTGTTGGTGTTGTACCTGCTATTTCTGCGCCACCTGTTGTGCGCCATTTAGAGCCGTCGTAAAATTTAAGTTTACTGGTACCTGAATCAAACCATACCTGACCACTTATTGGTCTCGATGGAGCAGTTCCACCTGCAAAGTTTTCTAGCAAATATACAAAGTTTTCATTCTGTATTTCACCGTAACCTGCATAGTTTTTACCGACAAGTTTGATATCAGTACTTTGATCAATAGTACCGTCTTCTACGACTGTTAGTACTGTTCTGTTGTATCTATCGATAGTATAAGCCATTCTGCTAAACCCCTGTTATATAACGTATTTATCGTATTATTCTTTTTTTAGTTACGGTGTATAAGTTACTGCTGAACCTACTTGTGTCCACACTCCGCCACTTATGTCATATGTTCTAACTGTTCTGTTAGGTACAGGAGTTGCTGCACCTGACACTGTTGTAAAACTAATATCTTGTAATACTGATTGTGCGCTAGAATCATCTGTTAGCACACTTAAATAACTCTTTGTTGCTCCAGCTTCTATATCAATACCAGATATAGTTACCCCTGCATAATCTACACAATGTATTACTGCTCTTTTTCCATTTGCTGCTGCTGACGCAGGATACATATTTTCTAATATGTTTTTAACATCAGTGTCCGGCGATGCTAATCCTGTAATATCTAAAGAAAACACTATCTTTTCGTCTGCTATTTGATCATCTACATACTGCTTTGTTGCTGCGTCTTGCGGATTGCTTGGATCTACAACATTTGTAATAGTAGCATTATTAATATTAATAACACTAGTAGCAGATACCACATCTATCGGATTTCCTCCTGTAGATGAAATACGATTATTATTAATGTTTATATTATCTACATCAAGCGATGTTAATGTGCCTACGTTTGTTAAGGAACTATTAACCACTAATGGTCCGAGTGTTGTAGAACTTAACGCAAGAGCATTATTAATTCTATACTCATTTCCTTCTAGAAGATTAAAATCTTGGTTAGATGTCCAACAACCTGTGCTTTGTTCCCAAGTTAGATCTTTACTACCTTCAGTTGATCTTACAATAATACCGGCTCCATCAACATTTGTATCGTTACCTTCAGTACTATCATTCAACATACCAAGTTCGATATTTTTATCTTCAACTGTTAGTTTACTAACATTAAAATAAGTAGCATCACCTAAAACCGTAAGATTGCCGTCTATTGTAGCATTGCCTGTTGTGTGCAAACTTCCTGTTACGTCTAACGTATACTGCGGATTATTGTTATAAATGCCTACTCTAGATGTAGAACTTTTAACATATATGGAATTCTTAAATGCGTTTCCAACTCTGGTTTTAATAGCAACATCAGTGCCACTTTGCTGTGTTTCTAATGTAGTAGTTGTTCCTACTATTTTTAAAGTAGCATATTGTGTATCACCTATACCTATTGCTAAACCAGCAGCATCTTTAATAATTATACCTTCAGTTGTGATACCAACTGCATCTGTAGGCATAAAGTTTGCTGCTGTTTTTGCGTTTCCAGCTTCGTCAACAAGGGCTCTGGCATTCGCTGCTGTTCCTCTATACCAATAATCAGAACTAACAAAGTTAAATCCTTTTAAAAATAACTGTCTAGCAGGATATTGTGTATCATCTGGATCATCTGGATACTCTGGTAACTTATTGCTACCCGCCAAACGAAACTCATCTTTTGTTATTACACCAAATAATGTTCCGCCTACCCATATTTTAAGAATAACACGTTCTCTAGAAGCAATATCAATAACAGATGCTACTTCAAATCCTGTTTGTCCTTGTCCTGCATCATATTCTGGACCTACTAATACTAGATCTGTACCGTCAAAAAAGTACATCTTATTATTTTCGTTATCAATCCAAATGTCGCCTGCAACCATGCTTGGTTGTGTATTGCTTACTATAGGTCCATTTGCTTTAAATGAACTTCCATCATAAACCTTTAGTCTACCTTGTGTTGTATCAAACCATAGTTGACCAGTTAAAGGATTAGTAGGAGATGCTGTACTAGCAAAGTTTTCTAGCATCTTAACAAAGTTTTCGTTAAAAATCTCACCATAACCCTTGTAGTTTTTTCCTACAAGCGTTACATCAGTAGATGTAGTATCTATCTGGCCATCTGCAAGTTCTATTAATAGTTCACCATCTGTTTTATTAATCTTATAACTCATTTATTAATCCCTACCAGTATAGATAATATAGTTTAATGTCAATGTTGGGTTCATTATATTAAGCGGATCACCTAAACTACCCGTTGTATCAATACCACCACTGTTAGGTAATGCCTGACCATTACCAGATCCTGTTGGTGAATCATAAATAATCGCTTCTGTATCAGTAGGTGTACCAGAAATGTCACGCAATGCGTAATATTGGTTACCAGCACTACCTTTCATGTCATGTTGGTGCTCTGGTAAGTTATTAACATTAATATCTTGTTCTTCAGAACCTCCTGTTGATCCTATTGCGTCTGCATATGTTGCCGTAACAGTATTTGCACTTACGCCGCCCATGTTATCAGCACCCATTGGTAATCTGCCTCTGAGATCAGGAACTTTAAAGTATCCTGATGTAACCGTAGGTGCTGCTCCATACGTGTATCCTAACACAGCATATAGTTCGCTGTATTCTGAAATACGTACTTCAGAACCATCACATAATAACCAACCTACCGGAACAGCTGAACCTGCATACGGCAATACTACTCCTACAGGGTTTATTGGAACTGCGTCTAAGAGGTTCTTTCTTGTTATTTTATATAACCCGGTTGTTCCAGAAGTTCTATTTAATATTAACTCGTCGTCTATTTGGCTTTCTGTTGTTTCAGTTTTGCTTGAAATAATAGCATTACCAATAGTAGTATTAAAGGTCTTTAATGACCCTCCAGTCTGTCCGTCGAATGTAACATCATCTGCTACCACATCGCCTGTTATTCTAAATGTGCTTGCTGATGTTAACTTGTTGGCGCTGCCTGCAATACCAGATACCGTACCATTAACATTACCAGTTAGATTACCAACAAATGTAGTAGCATGAACATTTTGCCATTTTTGGGTCGCTGTGCCTAAATTTCTTGTATTATTGCCGTCTGGAACTGTGTTAGACAACGTAATAAGATTCTTTAACGTGGTATTTCCTAAAACATTTAAGTTTTTAGCTATACCTACACCACCTTTTACTATAAGAGCACCTGTTCCAGAAGTTGTACTGTCTGTAGTTCCATTAATAAACACACTAGAGTTTGTTTTTATATTACCAACTACGTCTAGTGCCTCATCTGGTGCTTGTGTATTGATACCTACCTTTTGTGAAGAATCAACACGCAATACTGTACGAGTCGTTCCTGATGATTTAACCTGTAAATCAATGTTTGAACCTTCAATTTGGTGGCGAATAATACCTGCTTGACCTTCAACACCAATGTTTAGTGCTGCGTCAGTACCTATGATAATACCAGTATTATTTTGTACATTCAAAGGAAAAAGTGATGTACTTGTTGTATCACTTCTTAAAAAGTTTCCTGCTGCAACTGTTTCTCCGCTTACTACAAGACTTTCTGCTTTTTCAGCAGTACCATAATACTTTCCTGCACCATCACCTGAAATATCTTTTGTTGAAAGATTTATTCCTGGTTTGATGATTGTAAATCCTGCTATAACTGCCTTTGGCGTAAACTCATCATTTGAAATAATAGCAACAGGTTGTGCTTCTACTTCTATTAATACTACTGTATATTCTGCATTATCAGTACCTATTACCTTTAATGGGCTGGCACCCGTTGCTAAACCATCGCTAAACTGAGGACCTACTAATACCCAACCTGATCCTGAGTTAAGATAAAGTTGCTGATTATCAGTGTCTACCCACAAATCACCTGCTTGCGAAAGAGCTACGTCAGGTTCATCTGCGCCTTTATTTAAACCTCCTGTAGGTACCCAACTCGTCCCATCATATACTTTAAGTTGTTCTGCACCTGGAGTTGTATCGTACCATACTTGACCTTCTGTTGGTCTTGCTGGTTCCGTAGCACTTGCAAAGTGCTCTAGTAAATGTAAAAAGTTTTCAGCAATAGCACTACCGTATGCAGTAACGTTTTTACCTGGAAGTTTAATCGTAGTAGTTTGATCAATAGTTTGATCAACTATTGTAATAGTACCATTGTTTGCTTCATCTGTATATGCTATAGTATATGGCATCTATTACACCTCGTTAAAACCTGATAGCGATTGTACCCTAACAGTATAGTCTATTTGTATTAATCTATTCAACGACTTCTGTACAGGGTGGAAGATAACGTGTGTAAGCAGACGTCCTGTACCTGTTGCTGAATATGCTCTTAATCCTAGCTCGTCAAAGATGTAAGAACTGTTTTCGTCAGTAGCATTATCAAATGCGTCCTGTCCATTTGGTTCTCCGTAATCTAGTAAACAAGTAATAACGATATCTGTATAGTTAGTACCGCTAACATGTCTTGTTTCAATCTTGTTACGAATAGGATCTACGTTATTGACGCTTCTGTCGTCAATAACCTTTGAATAAGTTTCATTATATAAACTAGCATTTGTGCCGGTACTGTTAGGTGTTAGGTATGTAATAATGCCAGTTGGATCAACTGATGTACCGCCATTGCCTAGTGCCATCTCGTATATCCATCCTGTACCACCATTACCGATGCTCTCCGCTAATGAAATACTCATATTCTCGTAATGTATCGCATTACGCTTATTAATCAACACTTCTCCTGTTTCAGGATTGTGTATCTTAATATGCCCTTGTAGCAATACACCGTTTAAATCGTTAAAATTATCTGCCATTTTTTATCTTCCTGCTATACTATTTATCGTGGTAGATCCGTTGTCTTGGCACGTAAGAATCTTGAGATATCACTATCTGCTTGAGATAACGTAGTTCCTAGTTCATTCCAACGTTTTCCTATTTTTCTAATAATACTAATCTTTAAATGCTCTTCCGGCGGTTCTACCAAAGTTAATATGTTTCCACTAATGCTGAACTCTGCAGGATGCGTTTCGTCACCTTCTGTAGAATCTTGTGCTAGTTCATTATTATATACTTCAATAGGATCTTTACGTAAACGAGTACCACCTACAAATACTTCTATTAAATCCTTTGCTTGTCCATATCTTTTATTAAGAATAGATTCATCAAACGGTAGCTCAAACGTTGTTGACGTGCCATCTGCTGTTATAGTAAGTACTTCAGTCTCATCCTTATACGGCATATTAGTATCTGCACCTTGTTCAACAAACTGAGATCCTGCTTCATACACTTCTTTAACACCAGTGCCTAGTGTACCTCTACGAAGCTGATTTAGTGTATTGCCAGTTCTATTAAAGAACTCAATGCGCTCACCGTCTAGGAATATTATACCTGGAGATTTAGTATCATAATCAGGTTCAGGTAACCCAGTTGCGTCAACTACTTCAATAGTTTTGTCATACCAGTTTAAATCTTCTGCTAATGTATATACATCATCTAGACGCTTATAATGTGTTCTATTGAGCATATCCTTAAACTGTCTCCAACCAAACTTATCAGATAACAACTCATTACTAAAATGAAGCACATCTATTACATCACCCTGATTAGGTTGGCTAACTAACTGTACGTAACGTCTATTTTCTGTTAAACTATAATCAACACTCGGAGTTAATAGTTCTCCGTTTAACGATATCCAAACATATTGATCATCTCTTAGTTGATTACGTAACGGTACTAAACCTCTCTCCAACAGAGCAAAGGCATAATATGCTTCTGAACTTATCGTTAACTCAGTTTTTTCTGTTACTTCAAGAGCATACCGTTCTATACCTTGACTATCATGGTTACTAAACTGATACACAGTTATTACATCATCTTCGTTGTAAGTACTATCAAGATATAATGTAGATGGCGTACTAATAAACTCGTTTGCACTGTCTAAATAACCAAATCTATACTCACCGCCTGTTACAACAAAAACTTTTAACTCGTCGCCGTTATTAGCAATACCTGGTTCCAGTATAACAGTACTACCAGGTTGGGCAGCAGGAAGTAATGAAGAGTCAAATGCGCCGGCACCTTCAAAAGTCCATTCTTGCAGATACTCTAGTTTTCTTCCGTTCAAGTAAACCTCTAAATCATAATAGTTTAGGCTTGCTACAGGAACCTGTGCTAAATCAAACTGGTATTCTCTTTCAGAACCTGTTATTGTAAACTCCTGACTATACCCAGGTGTTAATATTGTATTGTTAACTTTAACTATGGTATAGAAATGTATTGGCTCTTGTGCAAATATAGCACTTGAATCTGCAAGATTGTAAACAGTAGTACTTCCGTCTGCTATAATAGTGTCAATACTTACTTGACTATATTGTACATTTTGCTCTTCGCCCTGAGTTATTACAGCAGATATTCTAGCACCATTTTTAACTGGTGTTGCTGTTTTTATAACAAAGTTATTTGGATATTCGTATGTATCATCCGATTTAATAAGACTTGCTGGTATTACTTCTCCGTCGGCTGTAACAAATACATCGGCATCGTCTTCCCAACGTGCATTTGTTAAGAATTCAACAGTTGCGCCATCACCTTCAAACGTAACAAGGTCTAGAATACTTGCCGCAGAGTTTTCCAATGTTATTAAACTGATTTCAATACCGCTAGCAGGTGCAGTAACAAATGTTACCGTGCCATTGTCATAATCAATGTTATATTCAGTAGTTATTGTTGCTGCTGTTCCATTTGTTTTTACAAACAAGTTTTCAGCTTTAACAGGAATAGTTCCTATTTCATATGTTCTAGTTGACCCGTCACCTGTATAGTTTCTTGAATGTATATTACTGGTTCCTCCGTTTGCTCTCTCGTATACCGTAATATCTACCGTATCTAATACTTGTCCAGGAACAACCTCTTCAGGTCCTTTTGATGTTGTAGGTGTAACAAATCCGTCACCGTCGATATTAATATCAGCAGCATTTAAACCTGTAGCAGTTGAGTATGCTAAATCGCCGCCTTGTACCAATGTATCATAACTATCTGGGTCTGGTAAGAAACTTCCGTCCGATGTAGACTTACGAACAATAACAATCACACTATTTTCAGTTGCGTCTATAGTAGTTGTAGGAATGTTGTACTCGTCTAAGAATATAGTAGTCGTTGTTCCGTCACCTGTTAGTGGTAACATTCTAGCCGATGGATTATCTTCTGTGCCTATAGTAGAACCATCCCAATCTGAATCATCCATTCTCTCATTACGAACTAATACACCATTTACATCATAACTTACTCTGTAGATATTATATTCTACATCAAGCTCTAAAGGTTTGCTTAGTTCAATGCTTATTGTAGATTCATCTAATCTAAATATCTCATCTTCAAAGGTAGTATCGTAAATATCCCAACCTTGTGTAAACCATGGGTTTGAATCCCAGCCAGTAGTACCACCAAACTCAAATGAACGCACTTCAACGCCACCGTAGTCAACACCGTCCATCAACTGACCCAGTGTTTTACCAAACTGTTCTGTGGTTGGGTTATACGCTAGATTAATACGATCTTGCGCTTTAAGCATCTTAATATCTTTATAATATTCTATGCGAAGTTCTTGCCCGCTTACTGGAGGATTATCAAATATGATCTTACCTTTATAGCGATCATATCCCTTAGACGTATCTAATACATTTTCATACGTATACTGTCCGCCTAATACTTGATCATTATCTAGATAAACTGCCACTCTGGTTGTTCTTAAATCCATTGGCCATTCAAGATTGAACTCTTCTCTATTGCCTGTGGTAGTAAACGTTTCTGTAGTAGCAAGATTAACAAACTCATACACACCTGACACTCTGTCAAACTTAACAACAGTGTGCATGGTTCTTACAGGAGTCTGACCTATAGTTGCAACTGCTGTTGCTTCTTCTCCACCAGTTAACACGCTACCGTTAATATAAACTGTAGGTGCACTTAAATATCCGCTGCCTGTTGCAGTAACTACTATGTTACTGATAGTACCGTTTGGACCTAACGAAGCTCTTGCTTTTGCTCCTGAGCCGCCACCGCCTGATATCTCAATAACAGGTATTCCTGCATATTTTGCACCAGGATTAGAGATATTAATCTCTAATACCTTGTAACCAACATTGTCGTTCCAATGTTTGCTAGGATATGTAGCAATATCTGATCCTAAATTTACTATCTCATTGTCTTTAACTTTAACAGTCTGCGGAAGTATCTTATTATATGTACTCACGTATCTAGGCGGAAGATCAAAATCACTAACCATAGATTGCGAGTTTTCTATTTTTTCGTAAGAACTTAAATATTCTCTGATCTTAGATTTATATGGTTTAACTTCATTAATATAATCTTCATAACTTGGTAGATTGTCATTCTGGAAATTAACATACTGTTTAAGATCACCAACATTATGCTGTGCTTTAATAAATGACGTCTTAAATGCCCAGTCTACATAACTCTGTTCTGCAAACACATAACGTAAACTTGCAAAGAATAAGTTGTTATATTCTATTTCAAGTTCGTCAACAAATATATTATCTCTTAATGTTTCTAAAATAATACGTGTTTCTACTGATGGTACGCTATCAAATAACAATGCATCATATGTAGTTACGTCAAATCCTACAAGACTTTCCGTTGTGTCATATAAAGTACTCTTAAACTGTATAGTACCATCTTGTCTACCTACTGTTTTATAGTTTACAGAGTAGTCTGTATTAGCTTGATTATCTACCTTTTCAAGCAATAACCAACCACCAGTTCCTACCGTTTTTATCTTAACAATATCACCGATACTGTCATTTACAGAATCTAAATCATATGCGTAATCTATTAAATGATCTATTTCCGTAAATGAACTATATCCAGTATCATACCAATCTGCGTACTCCCAATACAAGTTAGTGTCATAAGATTGGCTCTCTACGCGAATCCACTCTTTTGCAGTTGTATCTCTCTCATACAATGCCCACTTACCATTTAATGTTTCATCAGAGTTTACTAATACTGTATAGCGTCTTACTGTTAATCTTGTGTTTAAACTATAATATTCTCCAGAGTTCTCAACATTTACTGCGATAACACTACCTACATTATCTATCTCTGTAGTAATAACTGCATTCTCACCTGTACCTAAGATGGATACCGTTGGAGGAGTTAAGTATCCTCTGCCCGAATCTTCAATTTCAACTCGAACGATCTTACCGTTTTCAACGATCGGAGTTAGTTGTGCTTGACGTGCTTTTGCAACACCGACAAACTGTAAATCAATAAGAGCATCAACTGTTCTATCATAACGATTACTTGACTCTAACGGCGGTTCTTCATTTTGTGTTAACGGTGAAATATCTTTATCATCTGCTAACAAGGTGTTTATTAATACACCATTGACTCTATCGATAACCTGTTTTAATGCCTCTGCTCTATTAACAAACCAGCTCTGTCTAGGACGATTTAAAGATCCATATTTCTCTTTTGCACTCAACTCAGGAGCAGGTACTTCTCTATTCTGTTCGTCATATCCTACTAGACTATCAAACCATTTTCTTTCAATGTCAATGTTTGGTTTACTTGATGCTAACCCTTCTGTTAATATCTGATACTGATTGTGTACGTTAATCTCTTGATTTTCTATAGTCCAATATTGGATGCTTAATGCAATATCTTTACCTCTAATCAAATCCTCGCAGTTATGTAGTGCAAACTCAGTAGGACTAATAAAGCTAACAAACTTATATCCTTCGGTTGCAGGATCTAATATTAGTTTCTCTACTTGTGCTCCGGAAATAGATCTATTTTCAACATTTGGTATTGATGTTTTGCTCTTCACCCAGAAATAATAGTATGTTCCAAAGGTCTTTGATGCACTATCATATACACGTTTAGTAACATATGCATCGTCGCCATATTTAGTTAGTCCTGTAATACCTTGTGCATCACCTGCTTCTGTTCCGCTTAAATCGTCCCATTCACTTGGTAATATTTCTGATTTAACCCATTCATACACATCTATGCTATTTTGATTGGAAAATATTTCATTCCAGTTATTTGCACCATATATTACATTACCTTGATTAGGATCTAAGAACTTAGCATTTGTTAAATCCCACCATAGTTTACCTACGTGTGTTTCATTCCAACTATTTGTTGGATCTACAGACACTCCTATACCTGCAGAATAGACTGCTGGATCATAATATGTTTTATAGGATAGTTCTTGTTCTGCTGTTCCTGCAACTTTTCCTTGTAATATATCAATGTAATCTAAATATGTTAATAGCTCTTTTGTTTTTGTGTCATATAACATAACACGTTTAATCTTAGAAACATCAACAGTATCTTTAGTTTCTCTAAGAGTAGTCCAAATAGTAGTCTTGTCTTGTAATCTATAATCTACTATTGTTCCTTCTCTTGATGGATTATACGATAGTCTTGGCAACCCTACGTAAATATGATTATTTGATAATATCATATTTCTACCAAAGTATCTAACGATGTTGTCAGTATCATCAACATCAGTAAAATCAAAGTCTAAGATATGACCAAAGATTAAAGAATCATTTAATCTCTGATAAACATTTATCGTTCCTGCATCTCTATTAAAATCTTTGAAGTTAGTGAATCCCCTATCAAATGTTGTCGGTGTGTCGTTTAACGCAGAGTCTGAATCTAATACATATCCTTCCAAAGGTCTGCTATGAACATCATATGTTGTTTCGATTGAAGCGTCGCCATTTTTAGACGATATTGCTAATCTATTTCCATCAAACTGTACTTTATAGCCAAACTGTTCAGCTCTCTCCTTATCAGCATGTTCTAGTTTTTGTGTAAACTCAAAGACTCCATCAGTATTCTGAGCATAAACGTAAACTGCTCCATGATCAACTTCGCCAGCATCATCACCAGATGAACCTACCGCTATAATCTTGCCATCAGCACTTATTGATATGCTTCTTCCAAAATTAACATCATCATTAGGTGATTCTATACCTTGAGAATACTCATAATATCCTTGATAGTTTCTATACACTGCTATCTTAGTAGTCTTATCTTGTGAGTATAGTGCAGTTGCAATAACAACTTCTCCGTCTGCGCTAATATCAAAATCAGTAGCAAACTCTATTAAATAATCTTGATCTAAGATATTGCTACTATCCCAGTTATCAGCTCTTGAACTATCGTGAACTAAGATGCCTAAATCATTTGGCATATAGTTTACATATGCTGTAGGACCTTGTACTATTGCCCAATCTGTATCAACAGCATCACTTGGAACTCCTTGTGGCGGTTCAATATTTGTTAACGCCTGATAAAGGATGTTATCGTAGTAAACTATATCATTTTCAAAATATGTTCTAGAAGCGTTGAACTCACCTTTATATTCTTTATCTTTTGCTAAATCCCAGAAATATTCGTATCCGTTTTCAATACCGTTTTTAATAACATAAACTCTACCAGGTTTGCCATTATTATTATCTGCTTTTACAAATAATCTATAAAAATCGCCAAGTTTAGCAAACTTTAAATCAGCACCTAGGTAGTTTCCTGATAATCTTTCTGGAACAATATAAGAGTTTATCTTTATAAACTGTCCAACACCCCTACGTTCATATATGTGATATAAACCTTCATTGGTTAGCCCGCCAGGTGTTCCACCCGACGATGCCGGAATATTATATACTTGTGTCCAATCATTATTATCTTCTGCCGGATAACTAGGCAATCTTTCTATACCAAGAACCGTAGCTGTATCATATACCCAATATTCTGAATCTAGGAAAGTATAATATTCGTCAGTTAATGCTGCATCAGTTGGTCTTTCTAAAGGAATATTAGATCCATAATCTAATACTACCAACTTACCAATACCGTTACCTACCGGGAATGTAGTTCCGTCACCTGGTAGCCCTAAACTACGAGATTGTATCTGCCCAAACACACGATATCCTGCTGCCGGATCATACAAAGGATCACCACTTCCGTCTGCTAGGAACTGTATCTCTCTATTCTCGCCAAATAAGTTACCTTGTGCCCATGTACCTGAAACATCTTTAACATATATTCTAATATTTTGCGTGTCAAAACGCTGATAAAATGTAACTTCTGCCGTACCAAAGTTTGTAACATCCTGTACTGTTAGCCCTATAATAGGTTCGATATATTCTCCTGTAGGAGCATATGTTTTTGTAAGTTGGATATCAATATAACCATCCCATAAGTCATAAACAGTATGTTCTGTGTTAAGTTTGCTAATATCTAGTGCTAGTTCACTAGGATCATTCCACGGCAGTTCATCTAATGCTTCATAGTATGATGTGTTATAAGTATAGTCATTAGGATCTGCTGTAGTCAGATCAGGATAATAAAAATCATCTTCGCTTGTATGATCCTGTTTTACTCTCCAATATATGCTAGGAAATATTCCTGTAACATATTTTAAAATTTGGCCTTCTGTATATTCCGTTTCTGGTTGCCATTCTGCATCTTCATACAATGGCAATGGATTATAAAATAAGTTGAACTTAGGATTATTAGAGGAACCAGGTGCATCAAAACCTAAATCTAACTTATTAGAAAACTGCTCAGGCACTCTTAATACATAAAATCTTGATTCGTATGTGTCTGCAATAAGTCCTGGAATCCCTTCATATGTTAAAACTGTAAGTTGTGTATTTCTTGTGTTGTAGCTTGACGTTACCGTAGTATCATAATCTAGTACATTGTAATAACTTCTATCAGTACTATCGCCTGAATCATTTGTAATAACATCTTTTATAACAAGACCTCTGCTCTCGTCATAGTTAACGTTGTCAACAAAATACGTCGGCGTAGGTATTAACCAATACCCGCCATATATGTCTGTTACACCTGTTTGTGTTTCAGTTGGACCATAAGTTACATATTCACCAACATATTCACCAATGCTTGTAGTTAACGAACCTTGTGTTCCAAATGTACCATTAACATCTTTAACATATATCGTTGTATTTGCAGTAGTTGTACTTCCGTCGCTTGGATTAAATGTATATGCAACAGTTCCAAATCCTCCCGGTACTTCTACTATCTGACCTAATAGAGGAATGGTATTTGCTTCTTCAACATACAAGATAGCATCAATTTTTTGTTTAATATCTAATGTTCCTGTAAAGAAACTACTATCTAGTTCAGGAATATTTCCGCCAAACGGTTCTACATCAGTGGTCGAAGTATATGCTTGGTTAGCATATGAGTTAACATTCCAATCGGTTAATATAATATCGTTCAGTAATCCAGGATCAGAAAGATCGTCATATCCCTTAGTACCTTCATACATATCCTTAGGTGCTTTCATCAAGATATGATCTGTATACACTCCTTTAAAAGGATAGTTACCTGTTAGTATGCCTTTTAACTGCTCATCATCGCTTTCACCTAACCCCAATGCTACCAATGATTGCGCTGTAGAATGGAAACTGTTAAACCGAATATTGTTTTCTTGCCCTTCAACATCAACAAATGCTTCCCAAAGAGAATCGTTATACGAAACTATACTTCCTTGTGGATAATCCGTAGTTTCTTCCCATTCGCCTGAATAAAGTGTTTTAACATTAGATGCATTAGGTGATCCTATTGCAAGGAACTTACCGTCCGGTGATACTGCAACACTTGCACCAAATCTTTGTGCAATACTTTCATCACTTAGACCATCTTCTGCTGCGATTTCTTGTACAAGCTGATATGATCCGCTGTTGCCAGCACGAGTGTATATGAATACCTTACCGTCTCCGTTATCTGGAGAGCCGATAGCAAGAACGGTATTTTTATCATTAGTAGAAATAACAGCACCGTAGTTGTGCTCTGTTCCTAAGTCAGGATTTGTTAATACTTGATGCTCATTAAAGGTGTTTGTTTTTTCTAACACCTTCCAGTTATTAGATCCAGTGTCATCGATCCATATTCTATTTAAATGACCGCTTGCAAACTCGTTTTGCAATAACGTGTTTGCATCTTTTATGTTATTGACACGGACATTTAATAATCTAGTGATTCTACCATCTAGTGATTCTAAATCTCTAAACCCTGGTAATGTATAAGCAATCTCAATAATATTATTAGAAACTGAAGTTACTTTATAAAAACCATTAGATAAATCAGTAATATCATAAACTCCTATAATATCATCTGGATCAATATTATTAACCGTCATAGACGCTGTTAGTTCAATAACATTAGTTCCTTGCACTGCTGATTCAATGACTATGTCTGTATTAATATGATTATATACTCCCCATTCGTTACCATCATTGCCGACCCAAATAAGATCGCCGATGTTACAGGTTTCATAGTCTATTTCACTTATAGCATCATAGTTTGCTACAATAAAATTAACATCTTCTCCGTTTACATAACCACTATTCTTAACATACGTGTCTGAAGTCTTAATAGTTTTTGCAGGGAATGGAGCATGATTGTAATCAGCAGGCGCAAGGTACGCTTCATAAGGAAGTAATCTATAAACTAAATCAGTTTCATTACCTGTAATAGAGTTTACCAGTTCAAAACTTTGTGGACTTAAACGCATCTTAGATTCATCTATGATGTATTCTACTTCTTCAAAACCGTCAGCAGCGCCATATTGTCCTTGTTTAACAGCCCATTCTTCATAAAAATCTAAACTATCTTTATCTGCTGAACTTAATACATCGAACAGTTTGTCAAGTGCATTACGAGTACCCTTATCCTGTATCATTCCTTGGTAGAATTTATACTGACTAACATCGTCGTTAATAATATTTGCTAGATAGTCTCTATTTTGATATCCAATTAAATGCTGAGCAAACTTTTGTTGTTCAACATCAAAGTTGTCTGTATCTAAGTCATAAAAATCCGCAAACTGATTAACCTTATATTCAAAGTTAGGTATTAACCCCATCTTAGGTTCTTCATTTAATCTTGACCATTTAGTCGCATCAAATGTATCGGAACCTGAAATCTTATTTCTTGCTGTGTAATAAAACTCTTTATATTTTACTAGATCTCCAATAGCGTAATCAGTCCACTGTTTCCATTCAGTAACCTTAGCATTATCGAATACAAATCCAGGAATATTTAAAGATCCGTCCCAATCCGTAGTTCTATATCCTAGTACACGAATACGTTCTTGTCTATAACCAGGTTCTTGATCATAGATGATATCTCCAAACACCGTTGTATTATCTAAAAGTACAACGTGTTCTTTTTGTACTAACGACAATCTAGCAGCAAAAATACCATCTTCGGTCGCCTTAGTTCTTAAAATAAACTCTCTCGGTTCTTCTCTAGTTAAAGATACATAAGTTGGCGACAGTTTTTTACCGTCTGCTTTTAATAATCTATATCCATAAAACGTATCGTATACATCATCAACCATTGCATAATCAGATTTAAACTTGAGTTGATATGCAACAGGGCTAAGTGTAATAACAGATTCCGCTTTCCAATTTTGTGTGGTCCAAAACATGAACTCTTTCGAGCTAGTTTGCCAATCGGCTACAAACTCATCAGTAGGAGAATAGTAATCAAATACAAATCCTTGTTGTTCTAAATAGTTTCCATATCCTAACAAGAAATCAACCACGTCTTGGGTAGTACGAAGCACTGTGCCATAAGAAACTATCGTTTCTTTGGTGCTAAACTTTTTACGGAAATATGCATTAGTACCCCCTACTAGCGGTAATGCAGGAAGTTTAACAAATTTCGTTCCTTCAAAGTTATCTGAACTAGTGTGTGCTTCTGTTACACGATAATAAGCATTTTCAAATTCTACTATTGTTCCTTTATAATAAGTCTTGTTTACGTCCCAATATACAAAGTTTTCACTGACTCCTCCAACATTAATATATGGATCACTTGCTAACGGAAATGGTCGATTATATTTAAAGTATGGTTGATCATTATTATATCCTTTTACAACAAAACCATAAGTTTTCTTTTCAATAATAACGCCACTATAATAAACGTTTTGTACAGGAACACTCTTGTTTAAGAATATCTTATAGTTTTCTTCAGGTACAAAAACATTACCTTCATTTAAAGGTGTTCTACTATCGAGAATAAGTTTAAACTTATCTTTAGATGTAAATCCTGCTAACTTAAAGCCTATCTGATTAGTTATCGATCTTATATTTTCAATATAGTCTTCGTATGTTGTATTAACATTAGATGCTAGATAGTCGTAGATATAGTTTACAAATCCAGATGTATAAGTTCTTATTTTTGCATCAACGCTATTTGGAAACTTGAGATCGCTAAGACGAACTTGTCTATTTGGTGATCCATAAATGACATCTCCAACAATACCTCTTAGTTGTCGTGTTCTATCAAACCCAGTTGCTAGTGCCCTTGCAGGTTGATTTAAGAATATTGAAGTTAGCAATGCAAATGGGTACTCTGATCCTCTTCTCCAGGCAGACTCTACAGGACTATAATCTCCGTATACAAAATCTTCATTTAATCGCGTTGTTGAATATTCTGTAACATACCCACTAAGAACAGGGCTAACTAGATTTCCATCTTCATCAACAGGTAAATGATCTAATAGATTTTCTCTTACATATAACGGATTAACTGTTGGTAATAACCCTGGTTCTCTAATAATGCCAGCTTCAATGTCTTCCCACATTAAAAAGTTATTACTAGTATACGGTGCTTCACCGTATTGTTCGTCCCACCAAGTAGGTTTAATAGTAAAACCTAGCATTTCCCACGGATGTGTATGCGGACGGTCCGTATCATAAGCATATTTGTATACTGCTCTCCAATAACCACTTAACTGTGCGCCACTAAATGAAGCCATTCCTACATGATTAAATGTAAAGGTATCTTCTCTTAAATATGTAGGATTTTGTGTATAATCGTCATCTGTTAACTGTGTCCATTCAACAAAATCACTTATCATAGAATCTTCAAGCTGTTTACGTGTTAACTTGGTATTCCTATTTTCACCAGGCATAAAGTTATGTATGTTAAACAGCTCTGGATCATATTCAACTTTTAAGTTATTGTAGATACGCTTTTCTAGCTCTAATAATAAGTCATCTCTATAATCGCCAAATGCAATAATAATACTTCCATCGTGGCCTTGTATTACTTCTTGAGATTCTAAATAAGTATCGTCTATAAACTTGCTAGGCTCATATTTCGGATACAAACCTAACTTGGTTGGAGTTGCTGGCACAAAAGATCCGTTAGTAGTTTCATACTCATAGATATCAATAATATCACCAATCGTTTTTTCTGTAGTGATTATAGCAAACCCTTGATCGTTAAATGTATAATCCTTACCGTATATTAACTGGATTTCATTTTGATATATTTCAACTGCTTTATCGCTCGGAGTAGTGATATCAAATATTTCCGACAATGCAAAATACTGTAAGTTTGGATCTTCTATTTCAAAAATATTGTGAGTTGCTGCACCATATGGAACCATGTCACTAAAATAAAATGGCATAGTTTTTATCTTATCTTTATTAAGTTCTTTAAAGATAGCGTCAACGTGAACCTTAACAGAACCACTAAATCCTAGTTTTTCAGATGTTTGTAAAAACTGTCGTTTAAACTTACCGTATTCCTTGCGAGAATACTTTAATGCTTTAACAAGATTAGCATCTCGATCTACCAAATGATATAATGCTAAGTTAAGAGGTCCGGAGTGTTTAACCACCCTCTTACCATATTTTGATACAGCTCCTAAATCTCTAAGATTACTTACACCTGGAAATGCTCCATTAAATGTACTAGATTCTTCTATTATGGTTCCTACATGATCGTTTATCTCGCCTAGAGTAAATGTCGAAATATCTTCATTCTGCGGATTGCGTTCTAAGTTACTAGGTATTTCATATAGACCATTATTATTCTTATGTGCTGACGATTTTGTCTTTATGAGTATAACATCGCCAACTGCTAATCTATTTGTAAAGTTTATAACTGCTCTATTTTGTATGTCTGTTGTAATAGTATATGAATCATTCTCAAACATTAATACATTGTTTACATAAACTCTTACCCATAGATCATCTAACAAACCGCTATTATCATATACATCAATAGGATAGGATAATAGGCTATTGTCTACCACATATTGTCTTATTACCGGTTGTGTGCTTAGTTCGTGAGCTTTTGACCAACCATTTACTACCTGATAATCATCTATACTTGAATATTTTCTCAAATAGCCTGAACCGGTTATTTCATCTATAGGATTAGAAGCAAACGGACAATATGTCATTGAATCTGTTAACAAGTTAAAGTTAAAAACAATGTCACCAATGTTTTCTATGCTTCTATACTTTAATGGAAACCCTAGCTCATTGTCATTAGCGCCTGAACCTATCTCATAAGAAAAAACTTTCGTGCCAGTAAAAGTTGTTGATTCGTAAACAGTAGCATCACTATAACTGTTTCCTTCGCAATCAAATACATCAAACAATGGTGATTGATTAACTGTGGTCTTGTCTTGCGCAGTTATCCAGTTATCACCATTAAACCAAAGCATCTTACCTTTATAAACATTTCCTTGCTTACAAAGCAAAGTTTCATTTTCTGTAGGTATAGAATCGCTAGTTTCTACAAGAGTTATTTGACGTATATTGTTAAATGTAATAAACTGAACTTCAAATATACGTCCTTTTACTAAAGGATCAGAATCATTTGTAAAAATAATTCTCATACCATTAGTTACATCTATACCATCAATATTATAACCAGTTGCGCCTTCAACTATGCTAAATGCATCTGTTGTAAAATCATCTATTAAATCAACATTAGCCTTAATACTCGTACCAAAGTTATACAGTTTTAAATCAGATTCAAACTCAATAATAGGTCTTGTTGCCCTTGCTGTTTGATCTAGTTCTGATTTAGAACCATTTATTCTTTCTGATTCTTCAATAACCGATCTATGGAACCAACGATTATACTTAGACCATAAGTTACCGTCTCGGCTCGCACGATTGATAGTAATATAATCTTTGTTTACAGGATACCCTAATGCCTCACTATAAGGTAATCTGTCAAATCCTTCAGTGTCAAATGCTACTGTAAGATCCTGTGTAAATGAACTTGGAACATTTATTTCTTCTTCTGATATTAACCGTATTCCCGTTCCAACTCCTTCAACATACCAAGCACCTTCACTGTACTTACTTGGCGAAGTTTCGCCAGGAAACTCAACCTTCATTCCGTTTGATAACGCAAAACCAGATCCGGTAGTATATGTTTTCTTTCCTAATATATCTTTTTCAATATCAATAAATGTTGCTTCTGTTACGTCTTTAACCCTAATAGACCCTGAAGCATATATATCAGTACCTGAAGAGTAATAGATTGTATCAGGAGTTGAAAAATCTAACTCTATTTCTACTGTTCCGTTTTCTACACCTTGTTGCGAAACTTGGGTAGCAAGATTAAACTGAGTATCAAGTTCCCATTTATCACCGTCTGCTTCGAACGTAGGTTGTGAAAGATGAGTACCTACGGCTGTATACACCGAACCATTATATAATGCTAGTTCACCAACATCATAATACTTTCCGGCTCTCCATTTAGGTGCTTCAACCTTTCTAGTTCTAAAGTATATAGGATTTCCTGGAGCATTTATTTCAAACTTATATTTGATTCCTCTATACAATGTTAGTTGTGGATTTTGTGTTAGTCCGTCAGGTGTGAACACATAACCATAGTTGTCATTATTATCAACTACCTCAACCGTATATGTGCTTTCTACTTCAACCGTTTCTCCTATAACAGGTACGGTTTGGGGACCGCTAGGAAGCCAATAATATTCACGGAAGTTAACAATCTTATCCCAATCAATATGCGGATTCCAAGCATAATATTCTTGTGCATTTAAAATGCTATGATCGTTTATTCCGCCGTCAAAGTTTCTTATTTGATTTATGTAATCATTATAGTCTGCATAAAAATCTACATTTCCTAAATCATCTTTAATAACCGCAGCAGGCTCTAACTGATAGTTTTCTCTATCAGCAGATACATCACCAATATAAGAATCGTTTTGTTGGTATCCTTTAGCATGTTTTCTTCCATAGTATCCGCTTAACTTTTCAGCAGTACCGGGCTGCATTAGTTGATCTAACGTGCTTGCTAAAAACTTCTTGTTAAACTCAGTTCTAAAATACTTAGGAAGGTGGTAGGCACTATGGCGTCTTTGATCGCCATCGATTGGTGGCGGATATTCAAACTGATTATTGTTGTAAGCCATTAGTAAGTTAACCCTCCACCAGTTGAGCTAGAATATGAACTACTTTGTACACCTGTATTAGTAGTAGTTGATTGTGTAACTACAGCACCGGTTGCTTTAAGTCTATTTGCTGTAACTGCATCTATTACTTCAATGTCGTTTACCGTAGCACAACTAATAAACACTTCATCTGCTTCTGATTTAATTTCATACAAAGAACCAAATGATTGATCTTCTTGCACCGGAACTATAACAAAAGTTACTAAATCAGGAGAAAGTTCATTCATTACATAACTTGCTAGTTCTGAAAAATAAAACTTATCACCAAAGTCCCAGTTTTCTAATGCAAAAAATCTGTTTATTGCACTTATAATATTTGATTTAAGTTGATTATCATTGATAACCAAATCAGTATTTTTAACTATTTTAAATCGTGCTTGCAAATCTGCCTCCGATTTTTCCCCAAACAGTGGTTTATATTTTACTGGATGATAAATGATTTCATCGCTTAATGATTTTATTTTACTAAGATTCGCAGAATAACTTATAAACAAGTTATCGCTACTAGGTGGTAATGGTTCAGTGCTTAGTGTTCCATCTAACCATTCCCTATATCTTGTATCATAACTTCTAGTTAATAGATATGTGTCAATGATATTACTCGCGCTAGGATCTATTCTACTATTTTGATCCGCAGCATGAACATACTGGAACTTCAATCCATCTCGTCCTATTTTTGCTTTATAATCTGTAACTATAGACAAAGTATAGGTAGTTGTATCCAATCTTTCAAATATATCTTCATCTATATAATAAAATAACTGTCCATTGCTATATGTACTTAATGGCCCTAGTGAAGATTTTGACTGCAAAATGGTATTGCTAGTTAAACCTAAATATTCTTTCGTCACGTATACAAAATCATTAACGCCATCAACGGAAACTGTTTTTTCTAAGAATATTAACTTGTCTGTAGGATTTATAGTTTCGTTTACTATTTCAGCAAAAATATCTGGGTTATCTACAACACCATCATCATCATCGTCGTAAAAACTAACTTGTATTTTTTTAGAATCTACGTATCCTTCTTGGTCACGATATTCTTCTACTATTTCCCATAAGAAATCATAGTTAAAAGGATTAACTGAATCTGGTTGTTGATTTATACTTAACACTGATATCTTATCTTTAACGATTTTACCTGTGCGGTTATTATAAATCTTATCTCCTGAATCATAATAAAAACGTATCTGTTCATCACTTTCAAATATATAACGCATAGCACGATATGTTATAGTATACTTTTCTCCGTCTGTCTGGAACAATAATAACCAACTTGCATCAAGTTGTTGATTTGTTAAATCTCCTGTTTTACCAGTTGAAAACTCATCTGTTACGTTTAAGTTATTTTCCGTTACCAAACGCCATTCGCCTTGTCCTTGAGCATAACGAAGACCAAATGTCTTATATGCAAAAATTTGATCAGTAACCTGTGCCTGTACATCTGTTGTTAAAATACTAGGTAATGCTGTTCTAATCTCTACCAGTTTTGCACCAGTAGGTATAACATCATTAAATGTTATAGGACCACTGCCGTCTGTTTGAACTTCAGTTCCGTCATCTATAACACTGATAACTTTTACCCAATGATAAGATGATCCTCCTCTATAATCAGGAGAACCTGTTACTAACTCGCCACCTAAGAAATGATAACCTTCAGGAGCTTCAAACTTTAATAAAGAGTTTGTTTTAACAAACTTCATATTTGAAGTAGTAAATGATCCTGTTTTAACAACAACATCATTTGCATTTGTTAGATATCCAGTAGATAAGTTTGTGCTTGTGCTAGATTGATTCCAAACCGCACCCAAGTCTTCTACTAGCAGTTTAGGAAACTTATCTAAATAATAATTCCTAACTTTAATACTTTCTAAAATAGGTTGAATGGTATTAACTATTGCTCCTTCAACATCTGTTAATGTAGTAAATGTAAAAGATGTTTTTAAAGACAAATAATCTTTATATACTGCACCATCTGTTCCGAATAAGTTTGTTGTAGAATATTTTCCAGTAGCATCAACTAAATCAAAATATCTTGATATTCCACTTGCTGTTCTATTAACAGATTTTGCTTTTACTATTTCTTGGCTAACAGTCAATGGTCCAATCTGATAATCTTCAGCGGTGACCATTCTGTTTTGTGTATAATAAGTTGCCGGAGCATTTTGCTTGATACTTACAGAACTTTCAGATATTGATCCGTTATCAACTGTATACTGAAGTCCTAATGTTAACGTAATATTTTCAAGTTTTCCGGAACGAGACACGTAAGGTATTTTAATTGAAATACCTCTTAAATCATCTGGTGCTATTACCATTCTTTGATTCTTACTGGTACGATAGTAAACACGGAAGTTTCCTTGGGGTAAGTTACCAAATGTACCGTCACTAAAGATTAAACTTATTCTGTCGTCAACACGAGTTAGAACAGAATAAATGTTTCTAATACTTTTGCTTAGGCTGTTATAGATAACATTATTACCTTCAACAGATTCAACCTTGGTCCATATAGCTTCTTCATTATCCAAACTGTCTAACTTATATAACCATACATCGCTATTGTTTACATTTCTAGCATCAACTGCAACTACTTGATTAGTACTAGGATTTGTTATGTTAAATGTGCCTTGGTCTAGTTTACCCTGGCGGAAATGACAGAAGAATCCTGTGTTAGAACTTGCAGGACCTCTACCATCTTCTCTATAAACAAATGCAAAGTTATTTCCTGGAAATGGAGGTTCTTCACCTATGCTTTCTGATGTAAGTTCTGTAGACACAACTTCAAACGTTGCGCTTCTTCCGTCTACAGTTTTATTAAAACTGTATACCGGTACTTCTGTATTTGTTGATTGGAATCTATATTGTTCAGTAGGAATTCCATTAATAGTTTCTTTTCTGTTAGGTCTACCTATAGTACCGTTTACTGGTAACGCTGAGTTCATTACTCGTATAAACTGTTCATACCAATCTGGGTTACTTGGATCGTTCCAGAGTATTGTTTGGTTTTCTAAGTTAATATTATTTGAATCAAACAACTCTTCCGTTGTGCTTACGGATTCTATTTTTAATATACCATTCGCTGCTTGGTTACGCTTTGGGTTATAAGAAAGCAAACGTGCTAGACGTAGTACATTTTCTCTACGTTCTGCTAACTCTAGATAGTTTTCGCGAGCATTTAGGTCAATACGGAATGCAATGTTTTGACCTAAGAATGAAATCATATCTATAAGAGCTAGATATTCTGAACTTTCGATGTAGTCGTTAAAATCCTCTGGATAGTTTTCTCTTAAGTAAGAAATCATCGTACGACGCAGATTGTCAAAATCATACGACTTAAACTCAGCATTTCTAAAGGACTGATAAACTCGTTTCCAATCTTCTGCTGCTAATAATCTATTTTGTCTATCCGTTGATGACATAATGCATTCCTCTTATACTATATTTATTTGTTGTAGTTAAGTGCGTAGTTTATTTTATTGCGTTAAAAAGCCTGCATTTTCATCAAACGTCATGCGCATACTTTCTGAAATGTTGTATGGAAGATATTTAAGATCACACTCTATTTGTATTCCACTTTCGTAAGCACTTACTAAGATATTATTAACTTCTACCCTTGGGTCATAGTTAATTATTGCAGACACATCAGCAACTATCGTATCTTTTAAACTTTCAGTCAAGGGTTCAAATATTGCGTCCCAGATGATTGTACCAAACTCAGGATTTGAAAGTTTTTCTCCCTTTCTTATATGGAAATGATTTATAATATCTTGTTTTATTAAAGAAATATCATATAAGTTCCAATCAGTTGCATCAGGATTAACCGTGCTTATACCTCTGTAAGATTTGCTTTCAGGTACAGATTGCTGTGCTTGGCTGGTAGGTACATTTATTTGCTTATATATATTCTTTTCTAGAGTGCTCATATCGTATTTACCTTACTATTATTTGCCTTTAATAACTCCACTAGATGAACTAGTTTGAGGTTTTTCTGTTGAAGTTTTTCTGCTTTGTCCTTTGCGGAAAGTATCTGGAGTAGCAATATGATAGTTTGGGGTTAACGTAATCGGTTCTACTTCTGTCTCTTCAGGCCACTCCATAGGTTCTGGAGGTGTAACTTCTTCTCCAGATTCTTCTGCGGCGGCTGCGGCTTCTTCTTCCTGTATTTCTGCTATTTCTATCTTTAGTTCTTCTAGCTCATCTTCAGTGTATTCTGATGCTGGACTATATCCGTATTGTTCTAATAAAACTTCTAGGTTAATATCTGTCTTATTACTTGTTACTTCCAACGGATTAAGATTCTCATGATGATACCATGGTTCGTGCATTGGTACACGTTTCATCATGCTTGTAAACTGTTCTCTATCAGGATCATCATAGTCGCCGTCATCTGGACCCCATTTAACAGGATCAGGTAAATCAAATGTTAAGAACTTTTCAAGCAGCATAGCGTTTTCAGGAGACGGACCGTTCATATGAATTTCTGTTGCCTGTTCATATCTATTACCTTTAACAGCAACTTCGTCATTACCTGCAACTTGTATTAA